CGATGCCGAGCCTGCTCCAAGGACATCCGGCAACACGCTGATACCAAGTACACTCGCATGGATCGATCTGCCCGTGGCGACATTCCCATGCCTTAAAATCTGCCATGAATTTATTGCAACGACGATGAGGGGCGTTCGCCAGACTGAGATTGTATCTACGCCTACTGGATCTGCTCATCGCGCTTCATCCTGAGTTTTTCAATCTCAAGCTTCAGTTCTTCTATGTGCGCCTCAACAAGCATGCGCTGAAGCTCCATCTGATGCTGAAGATGTACATTGTCGTGCGTTATGAGATACAGGTACTTACATTCATCCAGCCACTCCTGAGGATCAATCTCTTTCATTCCGTCTCTCCAGCATGATGCGCCAGTGAAACCACGTCTTTTCCGGCGGACAAAGCAGTCCGGCAACGCTCATAACGATGCACCAGCCCAGAATGCATCCCAGCTGCTCCGGCGTGGAGTCTTTCACAAACACCAGCGTCAATACCCACATAACCAGCAAAGCCCCTGAGACAACGTCGCACCAGATGCGGATGCCATCGGCAACGCCTTCCATGTAGGCGCAGAAAGCTTCGAGAAACTTCACCGATTATCCTCCTTCTTTTGAGTGCAGTACGGACACTCTTTGCATTTGTCCGGCATATTCAGATAGACTTCCTTCTGCACCTCGATAGCCTTCTTCGTGGCGTCGGCGAGGATCCAGTCCTGATATGCGAAGTAGACAATTCCAGCCAGCATCAGAATTGCAGGCAGACCCAAGCAGACAAGCGCCATCTGTACGTCATCAGACATCATGGCCTCCTAGATGGTTCCTTCCATTTCAGCCAGACGCTTCAGCGGCAGCACCCAGTGATCCGGCATCGTGTGCATGCAGTCTCCGGGCATTTCCACGACATGCTTGAACGGGCATGCACGGTAAATTGGCGATGGGCATATTCCGTGCTTGTAGCATAAATCGGTCATCCTGTTTGCGACCTCGCCGAACTCGTCCCAGTCTTCCTCAGTCAAAGTGTCTATGTCGTCACTCATCGTCTTCCACCTCCTCCATCACGGCCTCCCAGTCCTTGGCCTCAACCTTCCCGCACCACTGCCTGTCGCCAAGACGCCCCAGCGGGCAGGCAAAGAACCAGCCAACGGCGCACGGACGGAAGACGTTCTGGGCGTGGTCGCGGCAGGCTTGTGCCAGCCCTTCGGCGGTGTGGCAGACAAAGAGCGTTATAGTGACCGTGTCACTTTTCATCGTTGCCTCCAATCGGCGCTCCCACAGACAGGAAGCGGATCCAGTCTTTTGCCGTCACGTCGTCGCACATGATTGCGCTTTTGGCGGGACATCTGTCGTAGCCATATAGAAAAGCTTTTAGCGGGCAATCACCGTCACGACACATCTCCGCCAGCGTCTTCGGCGTGAACTGCGCCTTGAGCCAGACGGCATCGCGGTCAACGGGCCAGAAGATCAGGCGGGCGGTAATTGGGCTGTCAGCGTTCATCACGGCCTCCCCGCCAGCGCCTTGAAGAAGTCGGGGCCGGGAAACAGGATGAGAACGATGGCGAAGGCCAAGGCCGTCCAGAGGCACTTGCGGATGAGATCAGGTCTAGTGTCGTGTAGCCAGCAAGGTAGCATCACGGCAAATGCGCTGACGCACCCAAGGATGCAGAAGAAGTTGACGCCACGCGCCACGCCTTCGCCATACATAGCTAGCAGGCTAGTCATTGCTCCTCCAGAAACGCCCTCGGCTCAATGTCGTGAATCGGTCGGCATTCAGTCCACGCCGTCACGGCGTCGTCGTCTTCGCCAGCCATCTTGCACAGATAGATTGTGGAGTTGCTGTACTCCTGCGCCGCTACAAAAATGCGGACGCGCCAGACTGGTTTCGTCCAATTACGGACACACACTATTTGTCCGTAGCGCATTCATCCTCCTCCGCTTTCTTCAATTCCAGCGACAGCAGGAGAAGCTGATCTTCAGCATCGCTGATCAGCGCCTTAAACCTGTGCATGCGCTCCCGGTGCCACGGAGAAAGGCATTCGTTGTTGACAAGCTCTCCAACTTCTTTGCACAGCATCCTGCAAACAGAACGAACGAAATTCGCACGCTCACCTATCTCTTTTCTGTCCATCTGCCTCCTCCGGCTCCTCAATCGGCCCTGCCCACTCCCTGCCGGGGCGGAGGCTGAAACGCTCCAAATCCCAGTGGTGGCGATAGTAATATTGAGAAGCTTCATGATCCCGCGTCTCGACAACCAGCCTGCCATAGTATTTGGCAATGCAGACAACAGACACCATGAACGGCATTTTCTTTGAGCGCAGGGGCTTCCTCGTCCACCACCACCCTGCCCTGTCAGGCGGGTTTTTTGTCCACTTCACCTTCTACCTCCTTCACGGCTCTGCGGATCCAGCAGTCCACGCAGTCCTCTCCGCATGGATGGGCGCCGTCCACGTCCCAGCAGCCGAGCTTCTCGGCGCACTGCTCCGCCAGCCACTGGATGATGAAATCTTTACTCTCCATCCGGCTCCGCCTTCTTTTCACGGTGGGCCTGCTGGCGCTTGCGCCAATATTCGCGCTTCTTGGCGTCGGCGTCCCTGCGGGCCTCTGCGCGGGCCTTCTTCTGTTCCATCGCGTAGACATACTCTGCAAGGTCTTTGCCCTGTTTCTCGGCTGCCTTTTTCCAGCGTTTCTGGCGGATCTCGGCGGCATGGGCCTTCGTCCACTTGTCCTGCGCCGTCCAGACATCCTTACGGGGAAGCCACTTCGCCTCGCAGTCGGGCCAGACAACGAAGACCTCGCCATCCTCGCCCTTGACGGCAAGGGCGTCCTCCATGCCGTTGCCTCTGTTCGCCATAACCTTCTGTCCAAACTTGAAGTACGTCATACCACTTCCACTCCTCCATTTTTCTTTACAATAACGACACATCCCGGCGTGAGCCTGTGTTCTATGTTTCTCACCGTATCCACGATAGCGTTGCCTTTAATGTACATGTGCCGGGGCAGCCATCGAAGCAGTCTCGCTCCGTCCCGCCCGTCCACCCACATCAAAGCGCAGACGGCATCAGACCATTCTGCGGATTTCACCGTTCCGAGCTTCATACCCACTCTCCCGTGCTACCTTGACCGTCTCCTCGTCGGGGTAGCTGCCGTCCCAGACTACGCGCTCCACGCCAGCCTGAATCAAGAGCCTCATGCATCCGGCGCACGGCCTTATCGTGACGTAGGCCGTGGCGCCCTCAAGGCTGATGCCGAAGCGGGCGGCCTGCGCCAGAGCGTTGGCCTCGGCGTGGACGGCCCTGCACAGGTCGAGCCTCTCGCCGGAAGGGATGCCGTCTCTAGCACAGCCGATGTCGATGCAGTGGGGTGCGCCGGACGGGGCGCCGTTGTAGCCCGTTGCCAGCACCCGCTTGCCCCGAACCATGACACACCCCACCCTGCGCCTGATGCACGTCGTGCGGGTAGCGACATGCTCGGCTAGGCCCAAGAAATAGGCATCCCATGACTGCCTAGGCACGGCGGATCCTCGACTTCGTACACCAGTGGATGTCGCCGTCAGGGGTGGCGACCTTATACGGAATACTGGAGGTATCGATCTCAATGATCACTGCTTCGCGCCAGTCTCCGGCGAAGTCCACTTCCACCTTGTCGCCGAATTTGAACTCTCCCTCCGGCTTCTCTTCCGGCTTGCGGAGCTGGTCGGCGGCACACCACAAAGGGCAGCCCCTCCATTCCTTGAAGGCGCTGCTTTCGACCTTAAACCGCATTATCCTGCTAGAGTCGATGTCTATGATTTTGCCGGGATACCACTTGTCATCATTGTCGCACAGCACCTCGACCTCGTCGCCGACATTCCATTCGGCAGGCGCATCGCTGGTGCCGAGAAGCGACTCGTTGCCTTCGTAGGGGATGCACTCGTCGTAGTAGCTGCCGACACATCTGTACGGAAAGGAATTTCCGTCTACAAAGTGGCTGAAGATGTCCAGTTTCCACTTTTCTTTTTCGTCGTCCCTGACCAGAACCCAGTCTTTTGCCTTGAATTCCATCACAGTTCTCCTTTCTCTACCATGAGAATGCGTCTTGCTATCCATTCCATGACATTCACTGTCATGCTGTTGCCAAGCGCCCGGTAACGCAGTCCATCCGACGCAGGCTTGCCCTTGAATTCGATATTAGTGTAATTGTCCGGGAATCCCTGAAGGCGTTCAGCCTCCACTGGCGTTATGCGCCGGACGATGTATTCCTGTCCGCCCGCTATAGCCACGCTGGGCGGGTGTCCTCCGTCGGCACGGACGGTGAATGTCGGGCCATTTTCTTCACCTATGCCGACACCGCCAGCGGGAGCTCCATTTTGACGTTGTGCATTTTGGACAGCCATCGGCCAGCATCTTATATCCCGCACCAGATAGTCTAGCTGGCTTCCCTGCGCCGACGGCCTGTCGCAGCCAGCCCCGCTAGCGCAGAGCGTGGCAAAAACGTCATTCTGGGCTAGTCTTGGCCCGCCACATGTTCCAGCGTCGCCTTGAGTGCCTCCGGTATTGCCTTGCCTCTTCGCTCTGCGCGGCGGAGGATCCCCCGGCACGCTGTCGGGCTCAAAGAGTACTTTAGCGGGACGCTGCCAGTCGGTTCCAAGATATCCGACAAGAAACAACCGCCTTCGCCTCTGCGCCACTCCGAAATGCTGGCTGTCGAGAACAGTCCACGCGAAAGAATACCCGACGTCATTAATCGCGGCGAAGAAGGATCTGAGATCCTGCCCACCGTTGGTCGAGAAGCATCCCGGCACATTTTCCCAGCATATCCATTTTGCACGCACTTCATCAACCAGCCGGACATATGCGAACGCAAGACCAGATCTCGGATCATCGAGTCCTTTTCTATATCCTGCGACGCTGAATCCTTGGCAGGGGCTTCCTCCAACAATGAGATTAACGAGGCCACGGTATTTCCTCCCGTCTATCTTCGTAACGTCGCCCAAATTGGGCACGTCCGGGTAGTGGTGCTGCAGCACCGCGCACGGAAATGGCTCTATCTCGGCGAAGGCAACAGGCTCGTATTCCGGCATATTCTTCACGGCGCAGCTGAAAGCTTCGATGCCGCTGAAGAGACTAAGATACCGGATCTTCGTCATCTTCATCCTCTTTATCGAGCTTGCTGACGATTTCGCCGATGTATTCCTTTATTTTGTCGAAATAGTACACTGCATGCATCCACTCGTAGCCGCAGCTGTCTGGAATGATGCTTTCTTCGCTGTTCATGTCCGCTTCATCAATGCGGTCAATGTCGCGCTCGATGTCGAACAGGCTGTCCTGTATATTTGAAACCAAGTCCTTGAAACATTCCCTGCTCATAAAGCATCCTATAGTTCGTTTAGGCCCATCCATATGGCGAGTGCCGACGGAAACGGCGCAGACCCGGCGCCGTCGCCAAACTTGAGACGTCCTTTAATGAAGACGAGCTTGTCGGCGCTGTTCATGATTGACTGGCACCATTTCGTGTCCGTTCTCGCTGGCACCAGTGCAACGATGCAGTCGGCTCTCTTCGACTCCTCAATAAATTTGGCCGCCCAGAGCTTGATCTGGCTGTATGGCGGATTCACAAAGCAGCGGAAACCCTCCCAGCTATGCTGGAGACCGTCCGTCATTTTCGTGAAACAGTGCTGGCACAGCTTGTTTTCAACAGTGGCGGCGCAGTCCAGATTGAACAGGAACCGCCTGTTCAGCCTGTCGAACAAGTCTTTCGGCGTCGTCCACTCGTCCGACTTGGACGAGTACATGCCGGAATTCATCCTCACTGCACGCCTCCTTCCGGCTCGGCCTTGACGAGATCAATGACCCCTTCGACTTCGCCCATCATGTTGGCAAGGAGGTTCGCCCCGCGCCTGAGGGCGGCGCCCCTCTCCTCCACAAGAAAAAACCAGTTGCCGTCGCGTCCGAGAAGCCTGAAGGCAGCTGCACCGTCCGGGGCTCCGCACAGGTCGGAACCAGCCGTGCAGACGTCCACAAGCTTCTGGAAGGCGTCCAGATATGCCTTCTCGGCGTCCTCAAAGGCGGCGGAGAGAGTCCTGATCTCAGCCGTTCTAACCATAAATGCCCCTGAGCCAGACTGGCGTTTCTTCGACGAAGACTTGACAGACCTGATGCCACTGGGGCAGGCGGTGGCTCTTTCTCTGGGCATAGATGTTCTTCATATTCGCCAGAGACAGCGACCAGATGCGCCTTTGGAGGAAGCCTTCGGGCAAATCGTTCTTGAGGCGCAGAAACAGTTTTTCGTCCTTCTTGTCTTTATACTCGGCGATCAGGCCGTTCAGGTATTCAAGATGCGACGGGCTAATGCCATATTCAAAGTCGTTTTGAGACAAGCTTCTATGCATTATTGTATGCATTGTGCTTGCCGACTGTGCCACAGTAGCCACCTTGTAAGTGTCGGCCTCGCACCACCAAAATCTTGGCCCCTCAACGCTCCAGTAGTACATGAGCTGCCTGAGAAATTTATTTTCGCCGCCGTCGCGGACGCAGAGCTTTTCAGCTATCTTATAGAGCCTTTGCTTTGTTTCTTCTGGAACATCGTCCCAGTAGTCGTGCGGCGTGGTCAGGCCATAGCTCAAGCCAAGGCCCATAAGGGCGGCGTCTCCGCCATAGGCACCAAGCAGATATATTTTCATGCCTTAATCCACTCCTTTAGTTCTTTATGAGCGTATGGGCTGGCCTCGGCGCACCAGACGCGGCATGCAAACAATTCCTCTCTTGGAAATTTTTTAGCCCACCGGGCATAGAGGATGTCCATTTGCTTCTGTGCCGTGCGCCAGAGATCCCGGCTCTTTTCAACCCATGCATGGGCTGTGTTGACGGCGTCCGTCATCGCATACCACCCGACGAAAAACATCCGCAGCCATCCTTTCCATATTTCCTCCGGCGGCCATTCGGTTTCGTAGCCAATGCCAGCAGAGGCTGCTATGTCGCAGGCTTTGTCGATGTCGCGGACGGCTCCACTGGACAGGAGGTCAACGGCAAGGCTGTGGTGAATGATTTTCAGCGCCTCGCAGGCCGTCTTCAGTTCTGCCGGGCGCTCCCGGCCCTCCGGGAAGTAGTCCCACGCGCACAGGGGGAAGCTGCACCCTAGGATGCAGTCCCGGTGCTGCCGGGACTCGCTGGCGTAGTGCATTCCTAGTCCTCCATCATTCCGTCAAAGCAGGCGTAGGCATCGCTGGCGAGTCCGCCAGCTTTTTTCAAGGCATCGGCAAACCTCTGGGCGCTCTGAATCTCTTCGTCGGTCACGCCTTCCGGCTTCATGTCGATCATGTCCTGCGCCGTCGCTCCCAGTTTTTTGAGCGTCTCGGCAATGTGCTCAAGCCTGCTGATGGCAGTCGCGGCATCAAGGGCGAATTCAGTCGCCAGTTTCATGCTTTCTTCCATGCTGTCCTCCAGAGAAAATTTGCGGCGGGATATCCCGCCCGCCACGGGCCGCAAGGAGGTGAATCGCGGTTTCGCCGTTTCACTCAGGTTCCGCTGCCTATGACCTCACTGCGGAACTCTCCACGGTCGCGGGAGCAAAACTATTCACCAGCATTCGACGCAAAGCACCCGACGAAGACCGGGGCAAAGAACAGCGTGGTGTTCACGTCCGGGGCGAAAAGCTTCCTCGTTTTCTTGCCCAGCATCATCGAATTGAACCCGCTGGCGACAACATTGAAAAAGGCCCGCTTGTCCCACCTTCCGACGTGCTTTGTAATCGTCTTGCGGAAGGCAAGGCAGGGATCCCCGGCTGTGAGCTCTTCGCCGGAGACTATCTTGTCAACGGCCTCAACCGTCTTCTCCCGGCTGTACTCCAGCGACAGCGATATGATCGCGGCCAGTACCGACGGCACGACCTTCAGGGGGCTTTTATAGATCCTGTTGGCCATGCTGACGGCCTCTGCAAGCACGTCATGCTTCTCGTCAATCGTCCGGAGAATCTCAAGATCACTGTACTTGTGCGTGGCGCAGATGTCCCCATTGAAATAGGCTAGTCGCATTCTGGCGGCCGCGGCAAGGTTGTTTGCCCTAGCGTACCCGCGAAGATGCACCTTGTCGCTGGCCTTTCTCCTCTTTCCGCTGTCAATGGTGTCGATGGCCTCCGGCTCAAGGCCAAGAACGATGATGGCGTCAACGATAGGCACGCCGCTCTTCACGCATGCCGCAAGGCGGTGCTGGCCGTCGATGAGACAGCCGTTGACGTCAAAGCGTATTGCGTCTCCGTTGTCCTTGAATCTGCCGTTCTTCATTTCCGACGCAAGAAAGTCTACATGGTACTGCGACATGCTGCGGTTGTGGGTGTTGCATTTGGCAAGTATTGTCCGCGCTTCTTCAGGAGATATTGTACGCCTTTGGATAGTTTTCATTCTTGATCACCTTTTTGTTGTATTTTTCAATCTGTTTTACGCCCAGAATCTCGACCGCGTCCTTCAGTCAGAAAGGTACCTCGTCGAGCGTGGAGTCCCTAAAACGCCAGTCTTTGCAGGAGACGCCCCACTTCTTGATCTCCCGCTGGTGCCGCAGGCACTTCGGCTGGATGCCGTCGAAGCTGACGTCGGCGCACGTTCCGCACGTCGGGGATTCCTGAATGTGCGGGCCAGACCAGCAGTGCAGGCGGTACTCGCACATCCGGCACTCCATACTGTCCTCGTCGAAGGCTTTGGGAGGCTCTGCATTGGCGCCGATGATGCTGGCGGCCTTTTCCTCCAGCGCCTGAAAGTCCGTCTTTTTGAAGTGGATCCTTTCAGTGTACAGTTCGCAGTTGTTTTTGTTCATGATGACAAACTGCGCTTTCTGGAAGCCGGAATAGCCCATGTAGCACTGCACTTGGGCGTAGTATTCCGAAGACATAGCCTCGACGCCGCTTTCCTGAAAGCCCTTGAACCTCGACGCCGACGCGCTCTTGATCTCAAGTATGCGCCGGGAGACGCCGGGGCCCTCGATAACGCCGTCGCAGTGCCCGCGAAAGAGCCCGTTGAGCGACTGGAAGGCCCCCTGCCTGCCGGAGATCTGAAACCCGGCCAGCTGGAGCCATTTGACAATTTCATTCTCGACGGCGTCGCCGATGGAGAAAATCATCTGCACCCGGCCCTCAAGCGCCGCTGGTGTATAACCCCGAAAACCGTACCAGATTTTCCGGCTGCATTTTCCGCCTATCCCGGACATGCCGAGATAGGAACGGACGCCGCTGTCCTTGCGGAGGCGTGAGGCCGCCTCGTACATGTCGTCTATAATTTTCGTTGGCAAAATCATCTACCACCCCGCCACGTTCCAGTATTTGCCTGTCTTGTCCTTTTTGATGAGCACCCTAGACGGGAAGCAGAGCTCGTCTATCCGGCTTTTCGCCTCTTCAAGGTTCCGGGGCGGAACCGTGCTGGCCAGCCGCATCCATTTCCTCTGGGCATTGCATCTGCTCCACTCGCCGCCACAACCATCGATGTCGATGAAGTCGCGCACCTGAAACGGGATGTCGCTCCCCTCGGAAACAAGCATGCTGACCTCGATCATGGCGTTGCCTTTCTTGGAGATGAAGCCGGGGTTGACTACGGGCTCGGAGACGATATCCACCATCCTCGGCAGCCTGTCTTCATTGCGTCCGACTTCATGCATCTCTGTGGAGGCTTTCTGGCTCCGGATCTCCCCGCAGTTGGGGCATAGCAGCTGCGTGGCCGGGAAGGAAAAGCGGCAGTGCGGACATACCTCGTACTGGGGTTCAGGCTCCGGCCACTCGTATCCGCACTCGTCGCAGACCTTCGACCCGGGCTTGTTGACGTAGCCGCATTCTGGGCATTTCCGCCCGGCCTCGACATCCCTGCCTTTCTTGACTGTCGGCTCCTCCGGCCTGCCGTGCTCGGCGTAATTGCCGGACAGGTCGAGCATAAGGCAGTCGGTCTTCCCTTCATGAAGGCGAAGTCCCCGGCCAGCCATCTGGCAGTACAGGGCGGCCGACTTGGTTGGCCTGCACATAACCATGCAGTCCACGCTGGTACAGTCCCACCCTTCGGTCAGGACGCCGACGTTGCAGACAATCTGGACATCTCCCCGGTCGAAGGCGTCGAGAGCGGCGTCGCGCTCCGACTTTGGCATTTTGGAATGGACGGCGACGGCGGAATAGCCAGCTTCCCGGAAGACGTCCCTCAGGATCTCGGCATGCTCAATGGTGACGCCGAAGACTACGATGTGCTTCCTGTCTGCCGCATACCGCCTGACGGCCTCTACGGCGGAATTGACATGCACGGCCTTGCTCATCGCATCGGCCAGCTCGTCGATATTGTAGTCGCCAGTAGAGGATGTGCCGACGTCCGACAAGTCCGGTTCATTGGCGACGTAGAGCTTCAGGGGAACCAGATAGCCCTGTGCCTGCAAGTCGTAGATGCCGACGCGGCAGCAGAGGCCAGTGAACCAGTTCTGCTCCGGGTGTCGGCATTCCGTGCCGTATATATAGCCATGATTGAGCCTGTACGGCGTAGCCGTGACGCCGAGCAGGCGCATTTCCGGGTAGTACTCCCGCATGCGGGCGATAAGGGAACCGTACTGGCTGTCCCTGTCCGCCGGGGGCAGCCTGTGAACCTCGTCCACGATGGCCAGCTGGACAGGAGGCATGGAACCCATGCGCCGGGAGAGCGTCTGGGGTGACGCCACGATGACGGGCTTGTCGAGCTCGACGTCGCCGCAGGCCGACTTGCACGCCATGCCGATTTTGTCCGCCCCTTCCGGCCACACTTTCAGGAGCTTGTCCCGGGCCTGCTTGACCAGCGTTTCCCGGTGAGCCAGCACCGCTATCCGCATCTGGCTGTACCGCTCCATGAAATGCTTGATGATGGCCGAAAAGAGGATAGTCTTCCCGGCCCCGCAGGCGGCCTCCAGCAGGACGCTCCTTTGGGTCTTGAAGGCATTCAAGACCGAGTCCAGAGCATCCTGCTGGTAGGGGCGGAGGGAGACTGCTACCACGGGGTGGAAGCGTCGGCTGACGCTCCCGGCATGGGCTTGGAAACGGGATCCACGGAGGCACCCTCAATCGCCTTGTAGGCGTTCACGTTCTGGTAGGTGCGGCCGTTCTTCTCGCTGATGCTGACCCTGATGCTCATGCGCCTGCCGAGCAGCTCGTCGGTGTCCCCGGCGACGTTGGCGTTCAAGCCGAGCGCCTTGCGGATGCTCTTGAGCTTGGAATACGCCATGCCCTGATACTTGGGATCCTTGTCCCAGAGGCTCAGGGAGTCGAAGACGATCTGCCCGATGTGGGTGGGGCCGTCTACCTTGTACCAGAGCGACAGGTACTTGGAGTCCTTGCCGGGCCACTGCTTCACTTCGGCGTTGCTGACGGCGGCGGTATAGGTGCCGGGAGGGAGAAGATTGCTTCCGAATTCCTGCACGCCAGAGAGATCGAGATTTCCGAGATTCATTCTTTGCTCCTTTCCTTTTGCTTATGCTGAGATGATCTTCTTCTTGACATTCAAAAGATTTGGCTTTTCGAGTGCGTTAAGTTTTCCGCTTCTGTCTTTTGCAAGTCCGTTGGAGTCGGTCGTGCGGAACGCGACGAACTCGGCCCCGTCCTCCATCTTCACCTTTTCCATGACGAGAGACTCGTCAAAATATGACGTGAGGCGCCCCTTGAGATTGGAGCCAGCGACGTCGGGCACCAGATAGCGTCGCTGGAACTCGTCCTTTTCCGTCGCAATCAGGCAGCTGAACACCACGGATGCGCCGGGCAAGTCGCGGAACGTCTTGACGATGTCCGTCATTATGCTGTTGTACTTGCCCCACATCTTGTAGGAGTCTGCCTTGGACGGAAACTCCTGCTGGAGGCTTTCGGCGCACCGGGCTGAAATTTCGGTCAGGGAGTCGATGAAAATCCACTGGAAACCGCCCTGCCTAAATTCTGGCCCCTGACACCACTGGAGGGCCTCCCTGAACTCACCGAGAGACCTGATCTCAAAGCCTTCTACCCGGCCAGAGGCCACAAGGTCGCGGATGCAGAGCAGGCCGGACTCTGCGGAAAGAACAAGCACCTTTTCCGGCGGGAAGCCTGAATCTACCCACTGGCCGTCCTTCCATTCCTGCCCGAGCAGGCAGCGTATCTGGCTGGTTTTGCCGATGCCAGCGGGGCCGAGCAGGAGGGTGCAGATGCGGTCGGTGCTCTGGGGAGTGATCCTAGTAAGCGCCATCGTCCATCGCCTCCTCGTACTTCACGGAAGGAGAACCCTGCGCCACTGTCATGGCGGCCTTGACCGCTCCAACTTCAGCCTCGCCTCCGAACTCAAGGAAGGCGTTCAGCTGCTTGGCGCCAACGGGCTTGAACTCGTAAGTGAAGACCTTGCGGAAAGCCTCGCTTCCCATCGTCTTCATGGCGTCGGCCAGCTTTCCCTGATCCCACTTAACCGTAGTCTTGCGAGTGACGGTGGCGCGGAAGCCGCTGGCGGCCAGATGGGCCGTGTTCTTGCCTTCGGGGAAGACGGCGAGAGCCTCAAGCTCCCTGTTAATCTCCGCAAGACGGGCCTTGTCGGCGTCGATGCGGGTCTTGAGCTTCATGCCCTCGGAGAGGAGGGCTCCAATGTCTGCCATTTTAGACTCCTTATATTTTCTTGAGAATGTCGAGCGACGCCAAAATTTTTGGGTCTACTCTGCGGCCTGACTCGTAGGCCGACATCCACAGCACCAGCTCAGGGATGCGTGGGATGATCTGAAATTCTTCGTCCGGTTCCAGATTGAGGCGCCGCGACAGGAACCGGACATAGTCGGCATTCCCGCCGCAGAAGCGGTCGATGATGCCGTTGAGGGTCTTGATGCCGTGGCGAGTCTGGTACGACCTCAGCGTGAGCACCCCGGCGCGGATGCCGTAGTGGATAGACGAAAATTTGACGTGCCCCTGACCGTCGCGGCCAATTTCGCCAAGCCATTTCTGCTTGCCCAAGTGCTTGACATTCATGGGGTTTTTATTGGCAAAGGCCAGCGTCCCGTACTTCCCGGCTGGGCATTCGGCAAGCACCGGACGGGCTTCCAGCTCGGCCTTCAAGACATCAGCCTCGCTTTTCCATTTCAGGGCCTCTTCCTGATAAAAACCGATGCGGTCTATGGCCCTGTGCGCCGTCCAAGCCCCAGCAGAGCCGACGGCGATGGCAAGAACGGCCACGCTAGTCGCGAGTACGTTTTTCACAGCGCACCTCCACGCCCTTGAAAAAGCGGGACTGGCCTGTCTTGCGCTCTTCCCACTGCCACTGCCTGTCCATGCTCTTCGCCTGAGCTTCAGACTCAAGCATGCACTCTTCGTAGGAGGGGTAGACATCCTCCTCGGTTTCCAAAGACTCGCCGTTGGCGAGAAAGAATGTGAACAGAGCGACATATGCGGTAGGATTGATCATTTTCTACTCCTTAAAATTTTTTGCGTATGCTTTCTGGAACGTAAAGTACGCCAGCGATCCGACGTTCCGGACGGCCTTCTCGTCTCCGGCGGAGAGCTCAAGGCCGGGATGATTCTTCATAAAGTCTTCCCATGCGTCGGCGAAGATGGCGCTGGCATACGGCTTGAAATCGGTAATTGACTTGGGCCGATCCATCTTGGAGATGACCGACATAATGCGGGACTCGTTGATGAGCCCCTTGAACTCGGCGTTGAGCCTGTCAATTTCCTGTCTCGGCGCATCCGTCTGCTTCAGCGGCGGGAGCCTGTTCTCTTTGAATTCCGGCCTCTTCCACTTGAAGATGAGGCCGTCCGGCTCGATGGGCTCGTAGACGGGCTGAATGACCACGCCCTCCATGAGCTGCGCCGGATTGAAGAAGGACGCCTGAGCTCTTGCCAGCTGAAGGGCTTCCTCAAAACGCCTGCAACGCCCAAGAACTGGAACAAGCATTGAGGCCATCCCGCAGTGGTCGAGCACTTGCTCGACCAGCGCGAAGGGCCAACGCTCGTAGCCCTTGTCCTTGTGAATGGAGTAGGCTCCGAACCAGCGGAACGCTTGAGGAACGCCGTAGTTGATCCGCCCCATAACCTTTTGCCCAAAAAACTCTCCCTGCAGCGTAAACTGCCAGAACTCCTCAATCATGGAGCTCGTCAGCAGTTCAATCAGAGGCAGAAGCTGGGGCAATGCCTGACCGATATGGTAGAAGCCGCCGTCCACAAACTGGTTCCGGCTGGAGAACTTCCACTTGCCGTCATTCCCGATGTTCAGGGCGATGTTGGCGCCGTCGATTTTCTCCGTGACGACCCAGTTCTCAACGCTCTGGGCTTTCTGGAACGCCTTTGAGTTTCTGAGGCGTTCCGTTTCAAGGTTCTCTATTTTGGGCCATTTGTGGAATTCCATTTGGCCTCCTTAATCTAAGGGAATATCTACTGCCACACTTTAGCAAGCTGCGCTTCAAACTCTCTGGCTTCGACGGCAAGTACTTCTTCAAATGCTTCCACTTCGTCTCTGTTTTCGTATGGAGCGTATGGAGTAAGAAGAACGTCATTGCCTAATTCAGGATAGCATTCAATCCAGACAATGGTGTCCTTTCCGTTGTAGGGGTCTAGAATGCCGATTCCACTTTTATGTTGAATGACAGTAAATTCACCCTTGTATTTAGGATAGAAGACTGTGCGAAGCGCAAGAACAGTCGAGTCAACGCAAAAACCCATGTCGTGGCGTACAAGCATTTTACGCCTCCTACAGCATCGCAAACGCCGTGCAGCCGATGATGCGGCCGTCGGCGTCCCTGACGATGCGGGCAGTGGTGAGGAGGTCGTCGGTGCGCCTCCCGGCGTGCCTGCAAGCCTGAGCCGTCAGGCCGGAGACGATGAGGTAGACGCCTTCGCGCCAGCCGGGCACGCCTTCGGGGTCGCCGTAGGTCATGCTGAACACCGGGACGCCCATGACGTCCTTCAGGGGTGTTTCGCAGCAGGAGGCCCGGGAAACCCCGCGACTCGGGAAGCGGTAGATGGGCTCGGCGTTCTCGCGGGCCAGCACATAGCCCTTCTGCCCGGCAGGCTTGACGTCGCTGGAGGCGTACACCGTGATCTCATGAGGCGTCAGATTGATGATTTTCATTTTCTTGGACTCCTTAAAATTGTTAGGGGCTCCCCGAGAGGAGCCCCTTTCGCATATATATATTCAGAGGCGCTTTCGCGCCAAAATTGCTTTTTTTGAAAAAAAGGTTTCGCGCCCTGATCCAGATGTCCCAAGCGCGGCTGGAGTCTCTCGCTCCAGCTAGCCTCTGCTGCTCAGTCTTAACCCTCAGGCTACGCGACGGGGGCGGTTTCTCACCGTAGGCCCTCCGCGAACTGCCAGCAGCATCGTAGGCGCGGTCTCCGGAGAAATCCTCCGGAGGGATTTAAAAGAGCTTGCCGCTTCCGGGCCAGCCTCAGGGGCCGCTCCCTCGCGACAGCTCCCTTCTACAGGATTTCATGTAGGTCGGTCAAGCGAAAAAACATATTTTTCTGTTTCAGCACATGATTTCATGTATAACAGGCCGAAAAGAAAGGCGAAAAAAGTTCGCCTTTCTCCGCCTTCCTACAGTTCCTGCCAGACCCAAGCCACCCGGCCCACTACTATGGAGGAGTACTGCTCCAGCGGGATGTGCTTGGGCGGGTACTTGCGGTTGTCAGACACCAGCTCGATGGACTCGCCCTCCCCCATCCGGATGCGCTTGATGACTCTGCCGAATGGCGGGACATGCACCAGATAGATGCCTCCCTCGCTGATGCCGCCGTTCAGGGGAGCGATGCCGACGTAGGAGCCCTTTAATATGGTAGGCTCCATCGAGTCGCCGTCCACGCGCAGGGCTACCATGCCCGGCTTGGCGTACTGAGGGAGCACTTCGATCTCCCTCTCCGGCGTCTGGTTCCAGAATTCGCAGGGTTCGCCAGCTCCGGTGGAGCCGTAGACGGGGATGGTCGGCAGGCCCGAGCCTTCCACCTTCTCCACCGGGGAATGGCTTCCCGTCCTCTTGATGACCGGGAAGAAGGTCTCGGGGCCAAGGGCGTCAACCAGCGCCCCGACGTTTCTCAGGTTGGGCGTCTTCGTCTTCCCGGTCACGATGGCGCTCAGGTGCTGCTGGGCTATGCCTGCCCGCTTCGCCAGCGACGACTGTCCGGATATGTCGCACTCCCGCTTCACGGCATCGATAAAGTCAGCCTCGAATCCCATTTTTTAACTCCTTGAAATCCTTAAACTTCCTTTGAATGATAGCCTGCTGGAGGCTTCCGATCAAACATGAATCCATGTGTTCCGCCTTGCCAGCCGACATGAAATCATGTAGACGTTTCACACGGCCGCCCAGAGATGGCCGCCGTGCAGAGACAATCTACAAAAACTTTTTCCAACAGGTGGAATGTTTTGAACATACTGAAAAATTTGTCGCCCTACGAAGCCGCCTTCGCGCTGGTGACGGAATTCAAGTTTTCAGCCTTCCCCCTCCGGCCCCGGGACAAGATCCCTCCGGAAGGCTTTAGCTGGCGCGAATTCCAGCTGGACGCCCCCGACGAAGACAAGCTGGAGGAGCTCAACGAAAAGTACCCCGACGCCAACTGGGCCATCGCGCTCGGTGAACGCTTCGACGTTGTGGTGGTTGACTGCGACGACGAAGAGGCTCTCGCATGGGCCGAGAAGACTCTTGTCCACACCCCGTGGCGGGTGAAGACGGGCAAGGGCTGGCACCTGTACTACCACTATCCCAAGGGCGCCAAGGTGCGCTCCGAGAACCTCCGGTCGTCCAAGGGGATCAACGCCGAGATCAAGGCCGACGGCGTCTACGTCGTGGCGCCCCAGAGCTGGCACAAAAACGGCTCCCGCTACACGCTGGAGACCGAAGGGGCCGAGTGGGACTGGGTGCCAGAATTCGGCTATCTGCCCTCCGAGACGGCTATCGACCCGACTATCGATCTGTCCAGCGTGGAGGCCATCTTCGCCGAAGTGCAGACCGGGGAGCGGAACAACTTCCTGGCCCGCTACGCCGGAAGGCTCTTCGCGGCCGGGCTTCCCATAGAGGAAGTGCTCCAGCGCGTGCGCCGTAAGAACGAAGATCTCTGCCAGCCGCCCCTCCCGCCGCGTGAGGTGCTGGCCACCGTCGGATCCATCTACCGCACGCACCAGCGGAACCACCCCACCCCGGCGGAAGCTCCCGATCAGGCCACCAGCATGGACGGCGTCGAGTGGGCCGACTCCGGCACCATCGACCGCCCTTGGCCTGAAGATATCCTCCACCCCGGCGGGCTGCTGGAAAGGATCATGGACTACACGGCGGCCTCCTCCATCAGGACGCGCCCGGTCTACTCTCTGGCCGGGGCCATCACGCTGCTCGGAGCCCTCGCGGGCCAGCGCATCAAGGGCGAGACCAACTTGACCACCAACATGTACTGCGCCGTGCTCGGCAAGTCTGCCTCCGGCAAGGACGCGCCGAAGAGGGTCGTCGTGCGCCTGCTCGGCAAGGTAGCCCTTGAGTGCCTCGGCGACTCCGACGTGGCCTCCGACGCAGCCATTGTCAGCCACTTGGCCAAGAAGGGCTACCAGCGGTCGTGCTACGTCTTCGACGAGCTCGGGGTCTTCCTCAAAGCCTGCAAGAATCCGAACAGCCCGAGAGCTGGCGTGGCCAAGCTCCTGACTGAGCTCTTCTCCCGGTACGACACGCCCTACACCAAGGGGTACGCCGACGCCGACAACCCCAAGACGCTCTGGTGGCAGAGTCTTTCAGTGCTGGGCATGTCCGTGCCTGAGGAATTCTGGGCCAGCGTTCAGGACGGCGAAGCCACCAACGGCTTCCTCGCCCGCCTGCTGGTTTTTGAGGATGCCGGGGATCCCGCTCCGCGCAACCGCTACGTCCAGACCGAGCCGCCGGAAGACCTCCTCGACGCCCTCAGAGCCGTCTGGGACATCAAGGGCGGAGAGCTTGACCCTGAGGAGGACGGGAAGGGCAAAACCATGCTGGAGTGCATCGCAAAACCCAACCTTGTGGCCATGACGGCTGAGGCGTGGGACTACCACGGCCAGCAGGCCGACGAAGCCGACCGCCTTGCTCTTGAGAAGGGCGACGGCAAGGCTGGCCCGGCAGCGGCGTCCATCTACGGCCGCCTTCCCGAGCATGCTCTCAAGCTCGGCCTCATCTACTGCCTCTCCCGCATGGGCGGCGAAGGGATCACCAGCAGCATGGTGAGCCTTGAAGACATGCAGCGTGCGTGGCGGCTGGCCCGGGAGCTTGCCGACAGGCTGGTGACGAAGCTGGAGACGGCCATCCACGCCAGCGACTTCGAGCGCCTCTGCATCATGGCTGAGGAAGCCATCCGCAAGTACGTCAACTTTGAGGCCGCTAGAAAGCGCCCGAAGCCCGGCGCTCCCCGCTCCGCCATCGAGAAGGCCCTCCCCGTTCCGCCCAGAGTCGTGAAGGAGGTGCTGGACAAAATGGTGGCCATGAACCGCCTCCGCCTCCACCAGAACTGGAAAAAATCGGAAAGTTCACGCAGGCCGCTTGACTTGTACCGCATTGTGCGCGAAATAGAGGAGGACGCCGATGGCGAGTAAAATCAAGCGGTTGCTCCTAATAAGTACAATAAGGAGCAAAAAGGAAAAGGCCCAGTACTTTTTAAATCTCACTCAACCTTCCGGAAGCAAAGAACAAAATCGGTTGAGGGGGTTAATAAGTACAATAGCGGGGCTCGTCTAAATTATATATTTAGATATAGACTATATATACTTATTATACTTATTATTATTATATATAATAATATATAGTAAATTCAGTATGTTACGACCCGCAAATAGGAGTGTCGATTGGTTTCCCACATTCACCCATTAAACGTCTCCGGCGCCGGGAGCGAGTCCCGGGAGCAGCAGGCCCTGTTCAGCTGGTGGAACGCCGTGGCCCCGGCGCAATGGCCTGATGCCGTCATGTTCGCCGTGCCCAACGGCGGGGCCCGCTCGGTACGCACTGGCCAGAGGCTCAAGGCCGAGGGCGTGCTGGCTGGAGTGCCCGACATCTTTCTGGCCGCCCCCAGAGGCTCCAGCCACGGCCTCTTCGTCGAGATGAAGCGCGTCCACGGCGGGACGGTCTCAAAGCCCCAGAAGCTCGTCATGGCCCGCCTCATGGCCGCCGGGTACGCCTGCCGCGTCTGCCGGGGCTTCGCCGAGGCCAGAGACGTCGTGGAGGGCTACCTCAATGGCTGAGGTCGTGTTCAATCTGGCCGTCTTCGGCGCCAATCCGGGGTCAAACGTGTGCATCGTCCTGATGCAGAGCTGCGGGCACATGAAGGCCGTCGTCAGCGAGGCCGACGCCCGCACGGCCCCTCAGGCCGAGCTGGACGGCTTCCGCAAGGCTCTGGAGGCCCTCACCATGCCCTGCAACGTCACTCTCCGCACCCATTCCCAGTGCCTCCTGAGCCGCGTCGAAAAGATGGACGTGCGTCCCCACAGGGTCACTGGCGTCTACGTCCCGAAGGAGCGCCGCAATGGCTAAGAGATCCCGCGACAGGTGGACGGACGAGGAAGACTCCGTCCTGAGGCGCATGAAGGATGCCGGGATGGACTGGCAGGCCATCTCAATCGCTCTCGGCCGCACCCTTGAGGCCGTCAAGTACCGCTGGCGCTGCGTCGTCCCCAAGGGGGAGCGTGCCGCTGGCCCCGGCGGAGAGCCGTGGACGCCCGAAGAGGACGCCGTCCTGAAAAAAATGGCGGCTTCGGGCGCGACGTGGGCCGAGACGGCCAAGGCCGTCGGCGGGAGGTCGGTCGTGGGGTGCGAGATGCGTGCCCGCCTGCTCGGCATTTCCAGAAAGCGGAAGGCGCAGGAGGAGGAGCCTCCGGCGGAGACGATGTCCCGCAGAAGGTGCCACGACTGCGGAAAGCCCACGACGGACTACCGCTGCCCGTCCTGCCTTGCCGCTTGGCGCAGGCGCAACGGCGTCTCCTCCCGGGGAGAGGACGAAGACATCTACACCGCTTTCGGGGCCCGCTGGGCCATAGACTAGGAGGATATCATGGCAAGGATGAAAAAGGCAGTTGAAGACGTCAGGGACGGACAGCCCAAGACCACCAGCCCCATCAGGGCCATCAGGCTCAAGTGCCTAGACTGTACATGCGGCTCCCAGAAGGAGATTGAGGCGTGCCCCATAGTCAAGTGCGCCCTTCATCCCTTCCGGTTTGGCAAGAATCCCTTCCGCAAGCCCGTTTCGGAAGAGCGCCGGGCCGCCGCGTCGGAACGCATGAGAAAACTACAGGCAAAAAAGAGGGGCGAAGAGTCTGACGTGTGATTTATCACGGAAGGGGGTTGTCAGAAATCTGACCTGTAACTGCAATTGGAAAAAACGCAAAAAAACGGGTCTCAGGAGGCTCATGGCACTCGGCATCTCCATCCTGATTCTCTCTCTGGCGGCGGCCGGGTACTCCGCATGGCGGATCTACAGTCTGCGGAAGTTCAGGCCGCTGCCGGGGGATGAGAGCATCAAAGTCATCACCGACAGGTTTGAACGCGACATGGAAGAAATTTTCCGCAACTGGGGGAAGCAGTGAACTGCATGGCTGTATTTGTCTGCAGCTTTGCCGCATGCATGACGGCATACGGCATTGCAATGTGGCATGAACGCGACATCTGGAAGGAAATAAAGGACGCCAAGAAAAGGCTTGACGCACTGGAGAAGAAATAATGAGGGATCTGGCTGAAACGTACCGCACCATCGCCTATGCGCCGTCTAAAGACGCCGACATCAAGCGCGAAAACGCCAACATCGACGGCGAATCTGCAATGGGCGCCATGCTGAAATACGGATCGGAGGGCGCAAAGGCATTCAATCTCGACGAAGTCATTCCGGAAGAGTTCAGCAAGGCTCATCAGGAAGGCTGGATCCACATCCATGATCTCGACTTCTACACGCTGACTGAGACGTGCTGCCAGATTGACGCCAAAAAGCTCCTTGGCAGAGGCTTTTTCACTGGCCACGGCTTCATCCGTCCGCCGTCGAACATCAAGACTGCGGCCAATCTGGTCTGCATCATCATCCAGAGCGATCAGAACGATCAGCACGGCGGCCAGTCGATTCCGATGCTTGACTACGCGCTTGCACCGTATGTGCATAAAAGCTTCGTAAAAAACTGGCGCCGGGAGGCTGAAGAGCTTCTCGTCTACCGCGAGGGCAAGGAGCCTGAAGAGGCGAAGCATCTGGCGGAACAGTTGAGCGTCAGGCTGGAGCCCCGGCTCGGCAAGCCTGCCGGATTCGCCGAAGGGCTTGGCTCTTCCTCTTCGGCGCAGATTCAGGAACGTGCCGAAGCCCGCACCCGCGACGATGTCTATCAGGCTATGGAGGCACTGGTTCACAACCTCAACACCATGCAGTCCCGCGCAGGCTCTCAGGTGCCCTTCTCGTCCGTCAACTACGGCACCGACGTCAGCCCCGAAGGCAGGCTTGTCTCCGAGATGCTGCTCAAGGCCACCGACGCCGGGCTCGGCGAGGGCGAGACGCCTATCTTTCCGGTGCAGATCTTCAAGCTCAAGGACGGCGTTAACTACAAGCCCGGCGACCCCAACTACGACCTCTTCAAACAGTCCATCAAAGTCTCCGCGAAGCGCCTCTACCCCAACTGGGAGTCGCTCGACGCCCGCTACAACCTCCAGTACTACAAATCCGGCGACCCGGACACCGAGGTGGCCACGATGGGCTGCCGCACCCGGGTCATGGGCAAC